ACGCGCTGAGTTCGGCCCTGGGTCTGGGGACTTTGGATCTTGAGTTGGGGGACTGGGGGTGACCGCTGATGGCCGGCCGTGGACCAGCCCCCAAGGATCCCGCGCGGCGGGCGGGGCACACCAAGGACCCGCACGCCCAGACGATCCTCCGCTTCGAGCAGGCTGAGCCGCCGGAGCTGCCGACGTTGTCGGTGATGAAGGACGGCGAGCTCGTCGAGTACGCGTGGCCGGCCCGCACGTTGGACTGGTGGGAGATGTGGAAGGCGTCCCCGCAGGCCGAGCACTTCTCATCGACTGACTGGGACTTCCTTCTCGATACCGCTGTAGTTCATGCCCGGCTGTGGTCGGGGGAGATGTCGGCGGCTGGCGAGCTGCGGCTCCGGGTGGCCAAGTTCGGCGCGACGCCCGAGGATCGGGCCCGGTTGCGGATGCAGTTCGCGCAGGCCGATGAGGCTGACAGTAAGCGGCCTGAGGGTGGGCGTTCGGCGAGGGAGAGGCGCGGCGTGCTGCGGGCTCTACCGCCGCCTGAGGAGTCGACGGGGAGCTGACATGCCGTGGAGGCCGCCGGAGCCTGGAGCAGTCCCGACCTTGGGGTTCGAGGTTATCGACTGGATCTCGGAGATGTTGGCGGCCCCGGACCGGGGCGACTATGAGCCGTTCTTGCTCTACCCCGAACAGGAAGACTTCGTCCTCCGCTACTACGAGATCAACCCGAGGACGGGGAAGCGCCGGTTCCGGCGTGGCGTCATCAGTCGGCCGCGCGGCTGGGGCAAGTCTCCTTTCCTTGCAGCCCTGGCGATCGTAGAGGCGCTAGGCCCGGTGGTGCCGGACGGCTGGGATGCTGAGGGCCAGCCGGTCGGGAAGCCTTGGTCGGAGGTGCGGACGCCGCTGGTGCAGATCGCCGCGGTGTCGGAGACGCAGACGAAGAACACGTGGGCGCCCTTGCTGGAGATGCTTCAGGGACCGGTGATTGACGCGTATCCGGGACTGGAACCCCTCGACACCTTCGTCAACTTGCCGCGGGGCCGCATCGAGCCGATCACATCGTCGGCCCGGACCGTCAAGGGCAACAAGCCGGTGTTTGCTGTGCTGGATCAGACCGAGGAGTGGGTTCGATCGAACCGCGGCAACCGGCTGGCGGAGACGATGCGGATCAACGCCGCGAAGGTGGGGGGCACGACGATCGAGTCCCCGAACGCCTTCATCCCCGGGGAGGGTTCGGTAGCAGAGGAGTCCGCGGCATTCTGGGCGAAGATCCGCGAGGGGCGAGCTCGTGACGATGGCCTGTACTACGACCATCGTGAGGCGCCGCCCGAGACAGACATGACTGACCGCGATTCTCTCGTGGCTGGCCTCGCGTACACCTACGGGGACTCCGCGGACCGCAACGGGGGCCATGTCGACCTGGACACGATCGTTGCCACGATCTGGGATCCGAGCACGGATCCCCAGACGGCGCGGGCGGACTTCCTGAACCAGATCACGCATGCGTCCGACTCGTGGATATCGCAGCCCGAGTGGGCCGGCGTGACCGCGGCGGACAAGGTCGTCGGGCGTGGCGAGGAGATCGTCCTCGGCTTCGACGGGTCGCGGCGCCGGAACCGCGGCGTCACGGATGCGACGGCCCTGGTGGGCTGCCGCGTATCGGACGGTCACCTGTTTCTGCTGGGCTGCTGGGAGCAGCCGGACGGCCCGTTCGGTCAGGACTGGCAGGTGCCGACGGTCGAGGTCTTGGCGGCGGTTGAGGATGCCTTTCGTGAGTACAAGGTCGTCGGCATGTACGCGGACCCGGCCAAGTGGGAATCACATGTGGCGAAGTGGGAGGCGGACCACGGCCGGCGCCTGAAACTGAAGGCGTCGACGCAGCATCCGATCGAGTGGTGGATGACGGGCGGCCGGTCGTTCCAGATTGTGCGCGCGCTGGAGAAGTTCCGGTCGAGCGTCGTCGACGGTGAGCTTTCGCATGACGGGTCGAGCGTTCTGATGCGGCACGTCCTCAACGCCCGCCGACGCGAGTCCCGCAGCGGCATACAGATCATGAAGGAACATCCCGACAGCCCGAAGAAGATCGACGCTGCCATTGCGGCGGTACTCGCCTGGCAGGCCCGCGTGGATGCGATGGCCAAAGGTCTCGGCAAGAAGAAGACCGGCAAGTCGGGACGGGTGGTGGTGTTGCGGTGACCGTCTCGGTTCCTGAGCTGCCGTTGTTGACGTTGTCGGATGACGAGCTGGCGCTGATCAACGTGTTGCGGGCGGACATGCTGCGCGACCGGTGGGCGCTGCAGTTGCGGGACTCGTATTTCAACGGTGAGCAGCTGGTCCGCGACCTGGGTATCAGTATCCCGCCGCAGTTGAAGGGTCTGCACACGGTGATCGGCTGGCCGCGGGTCGGTGTGGAGTCGCTGGAGGAGCGCCTCGACTTGGAGGCGTTCCGCTGGGCGGACGGCTCGGACGCCTCGGATCTGACGGAGATCGCGGACGCCAACGACCTGTTCGACGAGTCGAGCCTCGCCCATCTGGATGCCCTGATCTACGGCCGGGAGTATCTGGCGGTCGGTTCGGGGGACTGCGGAACCCCGGACTGCCCGCCGCTGATCTCAGCGGAGTCCCCGCTGGACATGACGGTGATGTGGGATGCCCGCATTCGGATGAGTACGGCGGCGCTGCGTGAGTGTGCGGCGGACGCCTTCGTGGAGTCCGGTTCTGAGGAGCGGATGCTGGTTCTGTATCTGCCGGATCAGACGGTGATGGCGATGCCGACCGCGTCTGGTGGCTGGGAGGTCGTCGACCGGGACATCCACAACCTGGGCGTGGTGCCGGTCGTCAGGATGGCGAACCGGCAGCGGACCGCGGACCGCATCGGCCGCTCGGAGATCACCCCCGAGGTCATGTCGATCACGGACGCGGCGTGCCGGCGCCTGATGGGCATGGAAGTCGCCAGCGAGTTCTTCGGTGCCCCGCAGCGCTACATTCTCGGCGCTGCCGAGTCGGCGTTCCAGGATGCCGCGGGGAACGCGAAGTCGGCTTGGGAGACGTACATCGGCCGCGTGCTCGCCCTGGAGCGGGACGAGGACGGCGACGTCCCTGCGGTGGGCCAGTTCGCGGCGCACGATCCGACCGGCATGACGAAGATCATCGACTTGTATGCGCGGATCATGTCGTCGCAGTTCGGCCTGCCGCCGCACATGCTCGGCTACACCACGGACAACCCGGCCTCGGCGGATGCGATCAGGTCGACTGAGGCGAAGCTGGTGAAGCGGTCGGAGCGGCGGATTCGCCGGTTCGGTGCGGCCTGGCAGCAGGCGATGCGGCTGGCGCTGTGGGTCCGCGACGGTGAGCCGCCGGACAAGACGCGCCGGGTCGAGACCGTGTGGCGGAACCCGGCGACACCGACGGTGGCGGCCCAGGTGGATGCCACGGTGAAGCTGGTGCAGGCCGGTGTGCTGCCTGCCGATTCTGATGTGACGCTGGAGATGGCCGGCTTGACGGAAGGCCAGCGGCAGCGGGTTGCTGCGGACCGGCGCCGCTCAAGCGCCGCGGCAACGGGCGGCGGCTTGATGGAGCGCCTGGCCGCGCTGAACGACCAGCAGCCGTCGCAGCTGCCGTCCGTCGCGGAGGTATCCGGTGGCGACAACGGTCTCTGACGGTGGCCGCGACCCAGACCGGTATCGGGCTGCGCAGCTCGGTCTGACCCGGCTGTTGGTGCGGGACGTTCGGGGCCTGCGGCGGCTCATCATTCCGTCACGGCTGCGGACATCGGTTCCGGACTGGATAGCCGCAGTCCAGGCGGTGGTCAACCAGTACTCGACCACGTCGGCGGCGCTTGCCGCCGAGTTTTATGACGCCCAACGGGCCGCCGCAGGTGCTGCGGGTACCTTCACGGTCCCCGTGGCGGATCCCCCTCCGGGCGGGAAGACGGAGGCCGGCCTGCGCTGGGCGACGAAGGATGTGTGGGAGCGCGACTCCGACGTGGCCACTGATGCGCAGCTGGAGCCGCTGGATACGCGGCTGGAGCAGGCGGAGAAGAAGGCCGAGCAGGTTGCCCAGAAGCTGGTCGCTGATACGGGCCGGGCCACGGTGATCGACGCAGTGCGGCAGGACCGTCAGGCCACAGCGTGGGCGCGTTCTGCCGCGCTCGGCGCGTGCGCCTTCTGCAAGCTACTCGCCAGCAGGGGCAGCGTGTTCGCCCGGGACACGGTGGGCTTCCGGGCGCACGACGGGTGCCACTGCGGTGCTATCCCGGTCTTTAGGGGGCAGCGCTTCGAGCTATCCCCTCACGCCAAGGAGTGGGCGCGGCTGTATCAGGAGTACGCCGCTGGCCACTCCGGGAGCCAACTGGCCCGCTTCCGGCGAGCGTTGGCAGAGCACGACTCGAACCCTCTGCCGGGTTCTTTCTGATCGACGAGGTCGCCCTGGTGGCGGCCTTTCTCATTTCCACAGCCCCTGGAGGGCCGATTCGTCATGCCTGAAGAGAACGAGCAGACCAGCACCGAGGAGCAGCAGGCCGGGACCGAGGAAGCGGTCGAGGAAACGGCCACTGAGGAGACGGACGGAGCCGACACCGAGACGCAGGACGACGCCCAGGAGGCGGAGACCGGCGGCGAGGAGAAGCCGTTCGACCGGAAGAAGTTCGAGGCGGAGCTGCGCAAGAAGAACAGCGAGGCCGCGAACCTCCGCAAGCGCCTCAAGGAGCAGGAGCCTCTGCTCGCTGAGCTGCAGCAGCGCAAGGACGCGGAGAAGTCCGACACGGACCGTCTCAACGACCAGCTGACGCGCGCCAACGAGCAGATTACCAAGACGCGTCAGCGGCTGGTGCGCACCCAGGTGCAGGCCCTGGCGATGACCGGGTTCGCGGACCCGGAGGACGCGGTCGGCGCGCTGGATCTCGACTCGTACATCGACTCTGAGGGCGACATCGACGAGGCGGCCATCAAGGCGGACCTCGAGGCGCTGTTGGAGCGCAAGCCGCACTGGGCGAAGCCCCAGCCCCAGGAGGGCCCGCGGCGTCCGGCACCGGATCGCACTCAGGCGTCCGGCGCCAACAAGCAACGGACCCCCGACCCGGCGGAGGAGTTCGCCGGGTTCATCAAGGCGCGGCTGAAGTAGCCGCTGAAAGAGGTTTCCCATGGTGGCTACGGCCCCTCTCAAGCTGTCCGATGTCAATGCGTCACTGCTGCCGCGCACGATCACGGCGCCGATCTTCGAGAAGTCGGTCGAGCAGTCCGCGGTGATGACGCTCGCCCGGCGGGCGCCGCTGTCGGTCGACGCGACCACGTCAATCCCGATCCCGATGGATGTTCCGGTCGCGGACTGGGTCGGTCAGGCGGCGAAGAAGCCCCTGTCGACGGGCGGCGTGGACGTCAAGCAGATGACGGCGAAGAAGCTCGCCGTGCTGATCCCGGTGGCCGAAGAGGTCGTCATGACCAACGCGGGCGGCCTGTGGACGCAGCTGCAGACCGACCTGCCGACCGCGTTCGCGCGGGCCTTCGACCACGCGGCGATCCACGGCAAGACGATGAAGGGCGCTACCGGTCCCTTCGACGACTATCTGGCGATGACCACCAACGCGGTGGCGCTGGGTACGGCGTCGCAGTCCACGGGTGGTGTGTGGGCGGACATCGTCAACGGTATGGCCGAGGTCATCGACGGTGACTGGGACTACACCGGCACCATCGCGGACCACCGGCTGAAGCCGACTCTGCTGCTGGCGACGGACACCACGGGCCGGCCGATCCTGGTCGACACGCAGACGCCGGGTACGGACATGGCGGCTGCCGGGACGCTGGTGGGTGAGCCGCTGGCCTACTCGCGGTCGGTGTCGGGCAAGCAGCGCCGGCAGTCGACGTCGACGGACACGGGCCTTCGCGCGATCGGCGGGGACTTTTCCCAGGCGGCGTTTGGCGTGGGCATGGATATCACGGTGCGCATCTCCAAGGAGGCCACGTACATCGACGAGGACGGCGGCGTGCACTCGGCGTTCCAGGAGAACCTGGTGCTGCTGCTGGCGGAGGCGTTCTACGGCTACGTGCAGGGCGACGCTCAGGCGTTCGTCAAGTACACCGGCACGCCGAGCGGTTCCTGATGGCGAGGGCTGTCCCGGCTTCCGCGCCGGGCGGGGCAGCCAGGCCCCTGAAGATCGTGGCCCGCGTGCATGCCATGCCTCCGGAGCACAATGCGGGCGCCGAGCACATGCTGGTGTCGATGCTGCGTCCTCTGGTGGAACGCGGGCACGACGTGTCCGTGTGGCTGTCCCGCTACGGCAAAGGGCATGAGGTGTACGACTACCGCGGCATCCGGGTGGTGCCGCTGGAGTCCCGCCTCGACTTCCCGTCCGCGGTTCGGCGGGCGGATGTGCTGCTGGCGCATCTGGAGACGGTGCCGGCGACGGCTTCGCTGGCCCGCGGCTACGGCAAGCGGCTGGTCGTGGTGTGCCACAACACGCACCGGCCGACGCTCCGGGACATGGCCGCCGGGGGCACCGCGCTGGCGGTCTACAACTCGCAGTGGATGGAGCGGGAGGCGGAGCTGTTCTTCGCCGAATACCCGAAGTCGATCCGGCCGGCGTCCAGCATCATTGTGCGGCCTCCGGTGTTCGCCGACGAGTATGCGACGAAACCCGGCAAGGCGATCACGCTGGTCAACTGCAATCCGGAGAAGGGCGGCAAGGTGCTCAAGGCGCTCGCCGAACGTATGCCGGATCAGCAGTTTCTTGCCGTGAAGGGCGCCTACGGGGAGCAGATCCTCCCGGACCTGCCGAACGTCGAGATCGTCGACCATGTCGACGGCGTCGACATGCGGGCCAAGGTGTGTGCCCGCACGCGTGTGCTGCTGATGCCGTCTTCCTACGAGTCGTGGGGTCGCGCAGGGGTGGAGGCTCTCGCGAGCGGGATTCCGGTGGTCGCGCATCCGACCGAGGGGCTCTGTGAGTCGCTGGGCGAGGCTGGGATTTTCGTGGACCGGGAGGACATCGGCGGCTACGAGGCGGTCCTGCGGAAGCTGGGTACGGCCGCCGAGTACCGGCTGGCCAGCAAGCGGGCCAAGGCCCGGTCCGCAGAGCTCGACCCTGCCGCCGATCTCGCTGCCTGGTGCCAGGCGGTCGAGTCCTTGACCGGATAGGAGGCCGGGCGGTGGCGTTCATCCCGCCGACCGTCGAACAGCTCGGCCTCTTCCTGGGGCTGGACGAGATCGACGGCGACCGTGCAGACCTGCTGATCAATACGGCGATCTCGCTGTGCCAGACCATCGTGAAGCCGCTCCCAGAGGGCGCGGACGCGGTGGTTCTGTCGGTGGCGGGCCGCGCCTACGTGAATCCGCAGCAGGTGTCCTACGAGACGATCGGCCCGATGTCGGTGCAGCGCCCGTCCGGTTCGGGCGGCCTGTATCTGACGAAGGCCGACAAGTCGGCGCTTAAGTCGCTGGCCGGACGTGGCGGCGCGTTCACTGTGGATCCGACGCCGGCGACGGCGGACCCGACGCCGACGTGGCCGATCGATGATCTGCTCGGCTTCCCGGAGGAGTACGAGCCTGGTTGGGGTCCTCTCTGATGGCGGGCCCGTACCCGTTCGGGGAGACGGTGCACGTTGTGCGCACCGGGGCTTCGCCTGGGCGTGATCCGCGCGGGCAGCCGCTTCCGGGCCCGGATGAGTCGTTCGACTTGAAGGGCTGCGTTGTCACGCCGCGGGCGGAGACGCCCCAGGTGGGCGGCTCGGAGCAGCAGGGCCGGGACACGGTCATCGTCGGTTGGACTGTGTACGTCCCAGCGGATCAACCGGCTGGTGCGCGGCTGCCGTTGCGGACGACGGATCAGGTGATGGTGCGCGGCGTGAAGTGCGACATCACCGGTGAGCCTGGCGACTGGGGACGTTCCCCGTTCACCGGGACCCGAGGCGTCATCCAGTTCGCGGCGGACCGGGTGACCGGCTAGCCGCGGGCCTGTTCGACGGCGGCGACGAGCTTTTCGGCGGCGTCGTTGCTCTTCCGCGGGATGGACAGGCTGTGCGGGTCGTCGTAGGGCGGTCGCCCGCCTTGCATGAGTCCCTTCTTCTCACCTGCGACGTCACTCCCGGGAAGCAGGAACTGCACGTATCCGTGGAAGAGCCGGGTTCCCGCCTTGAGACGCGTTCCGGTGATGTCGGCGGCGCGCAGCCGCACTGGCGCTGGCCGTGATCCGACGGGCGTCTTCGTGATCGTCACCCATTCCCCGTCGTAGCTGATAGTGCCGAGAATGCCCTTCACGTGAATGTCCATGTCCGCCCCCCTGTGTAGCTCGTTGCTGGAGGTGGCTATGGCAGCACGGTTCAAGATGAACCGTAAAGGTGTCGGCGAGATGCTGCGCATGCCCGGGATGCAGGCGGAGATGCTGCGCCGCGCCGAGGTCATCAAGGGTGTGGCTGAGGCCTTGTCCCCGGTGGACGAGGGTGGCCCGCACCCCGGCAACTACAAGGCGTCGTGGTCCACGGACAGCACCTCGCGTGGCGGACGCCGCCGTGACCGCGCTGTGGGCTACGTCCGCAACTCTGCCTACTACGCCCGCTGGGTGGAGTACGGCACCGAGCGTGTGCCGGCGCATCATGTGCTGCTTCGTGCGGCGCAGTTGGGTGGGCGGAACCAGTGACCGCCCTCGCCGACATCGAGTTGGAGCTCATCACGCGTGGTACTGCCCGCTTCCCGGATGTGGTGGTGCGGGATGAGCTCGACAACAACCTCGCCAACGAGCTGCCGACGATCCAGATCCAGCAGATCCCTGCTGGTGACGACGACGGTCTGCGGCTTGCGCGGATGCTCGTCGACATCGACGTCTATGCGGCCTCTCGGGCGGATGCGATCACGCTGGCCCGCGATGTGCACGCCTGGGTGACCGGGGAGTTGCGCGGCTCTGCTGGCGCAACGCTGGTCATCGGCCGGGCCAATGCCCTGGCGCTGCCCGCGCCGAGGCCCTACGAGAACACTGCCCTGCGCCGTGTTGGCGCCACCTACCAGCTCTTCTGCCATCCGGTCTCCTGACCGGCGAACAGGCCCGCGCCGGTCCCTGTTTCCCTTTGACCCCGCCGCCGTGCGGGGTTTTCGCATGTCTGGAGACCTCATGGTCAACATCACCCGCGCGGCGGATCTGACGATCATCGGTGCGAACGGTGGCGGTTTCGTGGCCGCGACTGGCGCGACGGCCCCGGATTCGCCGCTGACGCAGCCGCTGGCTCCGTGGGAGCCGCTGGGCGCCATCAGCGATGACGGCCTCGTGTATGGCTTCGACGAGGACTCCCAGGAGTTCACGCCGTGGGGCCTTACGTCGCCGTTCCGCACGCAGATCACCAAGTCGGTGCGCACGTTCAAGGTCACTTTGTGGGAGACGGCGCGTGTCGCTGTCCAGTCGGTGATGTACCGCATCCCGTCTGGTGATCTCGCCCCGGACGAGGAGAGCGGCCTGACGTCGTTCGCCGAGACTGCGTCTCCGGTGCCGGACCGGCGGGCCTGGTGGTTCGTTGTCGTGGACGGCGACAACGCGCGCGGCTTCTACGTGCCGCAGGGCGAGATCTCCGACCGCTCCGATGTCACGTTCAAGCAGGACGAGATGTCCGGCTACGAGATCACCGTGACCGCGTACCCCGACGACGCGGGCAACACCGTGTACCACACCGACAAGGTGGCGGCGACGCCCGCCTACTCGGGGTCCTGAGACGGGTGGACGGGTCGCTCGTCGGCGCGGGCCCGGCCCGTCCACCTTTCATGTTCTGCCCGCGCCATCGGATAGAAGGAGGCCCGCGCCGTGGCCAGTGAACGCGCAACGAGTACCAGCAGGAAGCCCCGTAGCGGGGCGCGCGCTGCATCCCGTCCGGCAACTACACGGCCCGCAGCCGAGCCGGAAGAGGATTTCGACGAGCCAGACGTCTCGGCTGCGGAAGCTCAGGAGATCGAGGCGGTCAACAAGTACGTGACCGTCCTGCTGGCCGGCGCCGACGACACCGAGGACGAGGTCCGCATCATCCCGCCCGGGGCATGGCGGCAGTCCTGGCAGCGTCTGCTGAATGGTGGGCAGGTCGACGCCTTCGCGAAGATCGTCATACACCCGGACGACTACGACACGTATGTGGATCTGGATCCGACGAACGAACAGTTCGGTGAGATGGTCGGCGAGGCGGCCGAGCGGGCCGGTGAGAGCCTGGGGAAATCCAGTGGACCCGCGACGTCGTCGA